AATAAAGTTCTATATAAGGCTCTTTCTAAATTGAGAAGAATTGTTCTTTCATCCGGTAATGTTACACTTTTAAAGAGAATGGAGATTCTATCTGTTCCTAAATCAATGGATGTTGTTCGTGGCTCGGCAACCAAACAATCAGAAGAAGATATTAAAAATGTCAAAGAATCCTTTAAAAGATTTAATGAAAACTATTCTGAGTTTATGAAAAATCGTAAGGCTTCTTTCAAGGGAAATAAAATATAAGAAGGTGATAACATGACATGGGATTTTTATGAAGATGGAAGAGAAATTACCATTGAGAAGGCTAAGAAGTCTGAAACGATTCTTAATTCTCTTAACCCCAAACAAACTAAGAAACTTAAGAAAACTCTTCAAGCCGCAGAACCAACCGAGTTTTTCGGTCAAGACTTTACTAAATTAGGTGAATTGCTTCAGATGGTGGAGGATTTGGAATTTACCAAGGCCGATAAGAAATTAACCAAGAAAGTCAAGACGATGGGAGAACGCAACATTGATATTGTCGCCACCGCTACCAAACTTCGTAAGGAGTATGAATTGCTCTATCGCCAAATTAGAGATTTAATTTATCCAAAGCCTAAAAGGAGAGATGAAAAATGACGGATAACGACATTAACAAAGAATTGCTTGGAATTATCAAAGCATTAACTGATAAGATTGAAAAGTTGGAAAAGGCTGTCTATAATGACGATAACCTTTTGATGAAGTCCGGCTTTGTGGTTGCTAACTCCCCAACCCCACACATTAACAATTCAGCCCCAATGTCACCTGCCGGTGATATTGCTAAGATGGAATGGAAAGACATTCATAAGATGGTCAAGAATTTGGAGTGATTTAAATGCCCGAAAGAGTAACTAAAGAAGAAAGACTTGTTAGTTTAGCCATTGAGAAGGCTCGCAAAACTGCTGAGATGTTGCGCCAAGAATCAACACAAATCGTTCCTTATGATAGCGAACCCGAAGTGGAGAAGGTTAAGCGGCCCAAGGCCCAAAACGCTAAGATTTCCACCGTTACCAACGACGAGAACGGCTTTGGAGCGGCTGGTGAATTGAAGAAGCGTGATGAGGAAGACTTGAAGGGGATTTGCAGAGAAAAAATCGAGCAAATTCAAAGAGGCATGTATGATTTATCTAAGTCCCAATTAGAAGATTTATTTGATGCACTTAATGATATTGTTACCTCTATCTTGTAAGTGGTTTAAATGGCCTATCTAATCACGAAGGACAAGAAACCTTCGGAAGAAATTCTTCGTTTGTTTGAAAAGACGAGAGTTTCTTATTTGTCTGCTAGAAGTGACCCAAAAGAATACGGGAATCGCTGGCGCAAATCTGTCGAAGAAATTCGTGATTTGTATGATAACTCTTCTGAATTAGGAGAAGAGATGAAAAACTACATCAAAGAAGATGAGTTAGAAAATAAAGAAGCAAGTGACCCTACTACAAATATTGCTGAAAAGATATATGAAGGAATCAAAGCATTAAGAATGTCTTCTGAATTTGTTTCCGACCCCTTCGCTAAAAAATTCAAAGGTAAAGTCCTTGAGGCTTTGCTGGATTCTCCTGAGTTAATGGTCAAATTTGCTCACTATGCTCTCCGTTCTGACGATAAAGCACTATCTCCAGACATTTACAGTATTAAAGACATGGAGCCGGACACAATTACGGAGGGTCTTCAAGGACTTGACCTAGAGGAAGACGACTTAGCCCTATATATTATTGAACAATATGGGGATGGTAAAGACTCAAAGAGTGTGGAAAAGAAAGTTAAGGCTGCTTTAGACTTTTTAGAACTTCTCTTTTTCTCCAAGCATCAAGAAGAAGAATGGGAAGACCTTACAGATATTGAGGGTGTTGATTTAACCAAGTCCGAAGAAGAGAAATCTTCTGAAGAGAAGTCCCAATCTGATTTTATTGTGCCCAACAAACCAATGTATAGAATTTTTGACATTGAAGATATGAACGAATTGAAGGGTTTTAGTGGAGAATATGTTGTCCAAGAAAAATACGATGGGATGCGTATTCAAATTCACAAGATTGACAACAAAATTACCATTTACTCATACAATGAGAAAGACATTACTTCTAAGTGTAAAGACATTGTTGAAGAGATGAAGAAGAAACACTTTGGGGATTGTATTCTTGACGGGGAGTTGGTTCTCTTTGATGAAGACGAACCGTTACATAGAGCAGATACGATTGCTCATGTTTTCAAAAACAAATATCCCGACGCTACATTGAAGGCACATATGTTTGATATTATGCGGCACAATGACAAGAAAATTGTTGATGAAACTCTTCAACAAAGATTAAACACGATGTTCAATAATTATTCTGTTCATTCTAGCGATGTTCTTAATTTCCCATCTAAGAAAGATACAAGAATGGCTGATAGTATTAAAGATATTGAGGAATATGCAAAAGCCATCATGGAAATGCCTACCTCCGAAGGTGTTGTTATCAAAGACGCTACATCAACATATTTTGAAGGCACAAGAAAGAATCCCAAGTGGATTAAGTGGAAGAAGTTTGTTGATTTGGATTTGATTGTCCTTGACAAAAAGAAAACGAAGAGTGGACTTTACTCCTATACATTGGGTGCTGGACCCCTAAGCGATGAGGAAGAGGGCGAAGAACTCAACAAGAGAAAATACATGAATGTGGGCAAAGCCCTCAACACCAAAATTTCTGTTGATGTTGGGGATATTGTTCGTGTTAAGGTGGATGAAGTCAAGGAATCCAAAGGAAAATACACGGTGTTTTCTGCAAAGGTCATTGAAGTCCCCGAAGTGGATTCTCCTGAAAAGATTGTGACGCTAGAAATGCTCTCTAAAGATACAAAGAAATCTTTGAAATATTCTGTTGAAGCATTAACTAAGGGTGTGAAAATTACGGACCATATTCACGGCGAGGCATCTGTTATCATCAAGGGCGACTTTGATGGATTTACGGTCTATGGTTTTGAAGAACACAACCTCATGTCAAAGAATGCTTTGGCTGATTTGGATATGTGGAAAGCACAGGCCGAAGAAATCATGAAAACGAAACAAAGCAAAATAATCGTTGCTATGTTTAACTATCTTAAAAGGACGGGCGAGAAGACACCGAAAGAGTTACATGAATTCCTAATCAAGAACAAATTTACAAAGGAATTATATGAAGACCTTTTAGAATCTAAGTCTGCTAGATTGAAGAATTGGCTGGATGATAGAGGTAAAGACCACGGTGTTCTTTTCCAAAACGGGAAGTTTGTTCATGACCCGAATAAAATCATGGCTGAAACTGAAATCAAAAAATACGAAACTCCTGAAGAATATCGAGAAGGTGAGTTTAAAGTTTATCTTAGGGATGATGATAACTTAAATCTGGTCATTAAACTCAAGGATGAAACTCTCAATTGGTTCATTGACTTAGAGAAAGAAGAGGATATTTTCAATCTTTTCGGAAAGGCAACCAAATATCCAGCAATCGTTTCAAAAGATTTACAGAAGAAAAAGGTTGTTGATTCTGGAAAAATCAAGTTAGGTGTCCAAAGAACGGGCTACCACGAATATATGTTAGAAGGTAATAAGTTTGAAACCAAGTTACACTTTAGGGTGGTCCCCATTGAAGATGGAGAAATGTGGATTGCTTGGACCGGCTACAAACAGAAGCCAGCAGACAAAGATGGCGACAAAGGGCTATGGAACATCTATGAAGATAGGTATAAGGAATTGCCCCTTCCACCTAAATGATGCGAGCCTGTTATATACTTGAAATGAAAACGGAGGGATGAAAGTCATGAGCATGACCATCACGGCACATAGGAATGACGAATTCAATATTCTAAAAAGTCAAGACGACTTAATGATTGGCGGATATGCAAGCATTGAAATTGTTGATAAGCAAAATGATTTGATTACACTCGACGCACTTAAAGATGCAGTAAAGAAATTTATGGAGGAACCCCGATTTAGAAATGTAATGACTAATCATTCTAATGTTCAAGTCGGGGAAGTTGTTGATTCATATAGAGATAAAACTGGAAGATTGTGGAAATCTGAAGTAGATGATGTTGGTTTTTTTGTGGTTATCAAATTAAGAGATGACATTGAAAAAGCAAAAGAGGTTGGAAGAGGAATTCGCAAAGGGTCATTAAGGTCTTTTAGCATTGGTGGACAAGCATTACGAAAAGTAAAGAAAAGCCACGAAAGGATGGGAGAATACAACGAAATTAGCAAATTGGAGTTGCATGAAATTACCATCTGCGAAAAGGGAATTAATCCGGAAGCGAGATTTGACATACTAAAACAAGACAAAGGTGAGTATATGACAAACGAAAAGTTAGAAAAAGCACTAGGGGAACTGGACGAATTGCTTAAGGAAGTCAATTCGCTCCGAAAAGAAGAAATGGGCGAATACCAAGATACCGAAGAGGAAAACTTGGAAATGGCTGATTCTGAAGAAATGGGCGACTATGAAGAAAACATGGACACCGAAAGCCGCTACAAAGAGAGCGCAGAAAAGGCTTATCTCCGCACCCTTGACGGTGCTGGTAACCAAATCGGTGAACCTGCTGATAGAATCGTTATCAACAACGGTCGCCCCACTTCTTCTGATATGCCCGTTGTTAAGGCATTCAGCAACAATGAATTAGAAACCCTCGATTTGTCGGTGGGTAACATTGAGAAGGCTTACGAGGCTTTCCGACAGGAACAATTGGAGGCTTTGGCTTACGATAACCTGAAGAAGTCCTTTGAGGCTCGCTTTGCTGAAGAAGTGAACACCCGTGAGAATGTTATCGCAAAGCAAAACTATGACGCTTCTTCTGAGATTGATGCTCTTAAGAACGAATTTGCTGAACTGCGAAAGTCTTTGACCGCAGAAAGCCAAGAAATTCGCAAGGCTCAAGAAAACGCAATTAATGTTCCCTCGGTTGATGAAATCGCTTCTATGGAGTGGAGCGACATTCATAAGATGGTTAGAGGACTTTGAGGTGATGAAACATGGTAGGATATATTAACACTATTGCAGACTTAGAAGCACAAACTTACGGAATTAACAACTTACCTGCTGGTAACGCTCTTTTGAAGCAAGCCGGTGCGGTTGGCGGTATTCACACCGGCCACGATGGTTCTCCATCTTTCTCCGGTTCCGGTATTTCCGATGTTTCCGCACTTTACAATGTGGTTTATGGGCAAAAGGTTTGGTCCATGCTTAACCGTGAAGTGAACGCTCTTTCAATGATTTCAAAGCGACCATATTCCTCAAGCGGTTGGCGTGTTTTGAAGGCTCGCCCTGCTGGTGGCTCCGGTAACCTGTTTTCCGTGGCTGACTCCGGCGACCAAACCCTCGCTGAATTAGGTGCTGATTCGCCAAGAGCCGATTTAATTGGTGGTGTGCCAGAAAACGCTGGTCTTTCCACTTCCGCAGATGGTTTGGGTCCAATTGCTCCAACCTACGCTCAATTGAACATGAGTCCAAAAATTATTGCTCATCAGTTTGATTTCAGCGAATTGGCTATGGAGATGGCTCAAATTGACGACGGTATTGGTGACATTAGAGCGCAAATGCGTGAAGACATGGGTAAGCACCACGCTGAGGTTCAAAACAAAATGCTGGTTATGCCCTTTGAAAACTATTCTAAGGCCGCTCTTACCAACATTGGTAACGGTTACACCTCATTGATGAAGGTTGTTTCGAGTCGTGCAGAATTGTTGGAAATTGACCAAACTCTCGGTGATACCCTCGCTTCTGCTTCGACCATTTCTGCTAAGATTTACGGCGATGAGCGTTTCACCGCCGCTTCTTTCCTTGATGCAGAAGTGGACCACGGAACCTACACCTCCGCAAATGTGCGTCAATTGACTTTGACTCGTCTTAACGACATGATTCGTAACCTGCGTCTTGCTGGCGGTTCGCCAAAGGTCATTCTTACGGGATATGATACGATTCAAGCCCTTGCTGACCTTTTGCAGAGCCAAGAGCGATTTATGGACAGAAAAGAGATTGTTCCAACCGTGAACGGTGTTCGTGGTGTTAAGGGTCAAGAAGTCGGTTTCCGTGTTGCTACCTATTACGACATTCCTTTGATTCCCGTCAAGGATATGCCTCAAACGGGAGCCGCAACGACGAAGATTTCCGACCTTTTGTTCCTTGATACCGACCATTTGTGGCTTTCTGTGATGAAGCCCACTCAATACTTTGAGGATGGTATTGCTAACGGTAATCCATTTGGTGTCGGAACGCTCGGTAACAGAGCATTATACCGAACCATTGGTGAAGTCGGATGTTCCTTCTTTAAGGGTCAAGGTAAGATTACGAACCTTCAATGAGGAAAAAAACAGGAGATGATGAAAGATGGCTTTTGATAGTGCAATTACATTTGAGATGACTTTAGAGGGTAACAGAAAGGTGGTTTATGGAACCTTTACTAACGATACCTCCGATACCGGCGGCGATATTGATACGGGGCTTTCCCGTGTTGATGCAATTACGCTTACGCACACCGGAACCGGCGTAATCGCTTCGGCCCCTGTTATCAACGAAACGCTTCCTTTGACCTCTTCCGGCCTTGTGACCATTGTTACGGTTGCTAACGCTGATGGGGTTTGGATGGCTATTGGTCAGTGAGGTGTTTTAATTGGCGCATAATACTTTAATTCTAGCCGATGGAAAAGGTTTTACTAGACCTAGAGTAGTCGGTGATGAATATGTGGTTGATGCAGTTATTGAAGTAACTTCTTATACTGAAAGCGGTGAATCTATTACTGCTTCAGAATTAGGATTATCCACAATTACTGCGGTAATGGTTGTAGGTGCATTAAATCCTGCTACTGTTGCGATTGCTGGGGTTGACTTTACTGATGCAACAAACATGGGTAACTACGCTTCTTCATCCTCATTCTTGTTGAGGTTATTTACAGAAGATGGAACATCTAAACTATTAACAGAATTAACAGGTTCTTCAACAGAT